TGGAGGCACTGCACCAGGGGCATCGGCAGACGCGCCGTGCCGCTGACGCGGCGGACGGCCACTTGGGCCCGAGCCTCAGCCGGGACCGTAGTGGCTACGCCAGCGCGCGAGCCGTGTACGCAGCGCAGTTTGACGCGATGAACGCGCGTCTCGAAGAGATTGGTCTGATGGCGCCGGCGTCGCTGTACGCCGAGGGCTTGACCATGTTGAACCTGGTCGAAGACATGCGGCTGAACGTCGACGGACGCTCCGAGCCGGAGCGTTGGTTCACGCTGCCGACGCAGTCGTTGTGGGGCATGCCGACGGTCGGCGCTGTTGACCTGTGGTCGCCACCGTGGTCGACGCACGGCGCGGTGGTGTGGGATTTCAAGACGACGGTCGGCTCCTGGGGGCCGGAACGGGCGCAGCGCGAACGCTGGCAACCGATGCTGTACGCGTGGGCCTACAAGCGCGCCTACGACGTCATCCCGACCTTCAGGTACGTGGTGCTGTCCAGGACCGGCGTCGAGCCGCGGTCGTTCGATCGGCACTGGTCGCCGTCCGAGTGGCGGGAAGATTTCTCGGCGCTGCACTTCCACGCCGAAGAGATCGCGGAGCGCGTAGCGCAGGCGAATTTTGACTGCACCCGCGGCCACGGTACGTGCCTCGAATGCGGCGCGCCGTACGGGCATGACCACGTCTGCGCCGACGGCTCGCGACCGATGAAAATCAAGCTGGTTCACAAGCACGGCCAGACCTGGGTTCAACCTGCGCTGATCGAGGCGTGAGCTAAGCTCACCGCTGTAGCTATGCCCGGGACTATTGGCTGGTTGGTTTGCACCGCTCGGCGGACCAACGGCGAACCTTGTCGAGCACCGGTCATCCGCGGGGCGAGGGTGTGTCGAGCTCACGGCGGGTTGGCCGGCCACGTTCGAGAGGCAGCACGGCTGCGTTTGGAGCGCCTGGTCGAGCCATCGATCGGCACGGTCAGGGAGATCATGCTGCGCGGTGAGACGCACGCGGTTCGACTCAAGGCCGCGACGGAGATTCTCGATCGGGCCGGCATCGTGGCCGAGCAGAAGGTCGAGGTCGACAACCAGGTGACGATCACGGTCAGCTACGAGGACGTCGAGCTCGCACGGAACGTGATCGAGCACAAGGCGCTGGACACGCCGCAGGCGAACGGACAAGGAAAGACCCCGCACGCTGGCGGGGCCGAAGATCGGAACGGCGCCGAAGGCGCTCCGCGCTAGAACATCGTGTCCGGGCGGGCGATCATGGCTTCGTCAACACGGACCATGACTTCCTGGATGGCGGGCCAGAGCGAGCGATCCTTGACCGTGATGCGCCCGACGCCGTCGACGTGCGCGGTGACGACGAAGTAGCCGTGCTTGTCGATGCGGTAGGTGTAGCCAGGGTGACCGTCGACGTCGTCTTCGATCGGCGCAGGGGCGGAGAAGAGGTCAAGCTGTTCCATCAGAGCGTCTCGGCGCAGTACGCGCAGGCGGTGTCGGCTACGTCGCTGTCGTCCAGGCACTCGCGGCGGCAGTCGGCGCAGATCATGGAGAAGTTCGCGTAGTGGACGGGGATGTCGGCGTGGTCGCCGCAGCGGAAGTACGAGCGACCCTGCGCGGCGACGTAGGCGATGTCGCGAGCGAGGCCGTCGCACATGTGGTCGGTGGTGCGGTCGATGCGCCGCTCGGTGGAGCGGGCCGCGGCGGGGAAGAGATCGAGTTGCATGTCCCCTACTGTAGGGCACCTACTGTGAGGCTGTCAACAACTGATCTTGCCGGCACCATCGGGTCGTCCAGGGCGGCGATCGCCAGGAGGATCAGGGCCGCGACGATCACGGCGTACAGTACGACCCGCAGTGCCAGCATTCGAGGTCAGGCTACCTAGACCGCACGCCGCCCAGGCGCTGATCGCCAAGGAGGCGAGGCGCCACAACGTCGTCGCGCTCGGTCGACGCTCGGGCAAGAGCACGATGGGCCATGAGCTCGTCATCAGGACGGCGCTGCAGCACGCTCCGGCGGGCTGGTTCGGGCCGACGTACAAGCTCCTGGAGGAAAGCTGGCGTGAGCTCAAGCGTCTGCTCGGGCCGACGGTGACGCAGAAGAGCGAGCAGGAGCATCGGCTGGAGCTCTACGGTGGCGGCACGATCGAGTGCTGGTCGATGGATACGGGTGACCCCGCCCGCGGTCGCAAGTACCGTCGCATCGTCGTTGATGAGGCGGCAATGGTGCCCAACCTGCTGGACATCTGGAACCAGGCGCTGCGTCCGACGCTGGCCGACCTGGAAGGTCAAAGCTGGTGGCTGTCGACGCCGCGGGGGCTGAACGACTTCTACACGCTGTACCAGCGCGGGCAAGATCCCCTAGAGGGCGAGTGGGCATCGTGGCAGATGCCGACCACGGTCAACCCGCACATCTCAGCCGCCGAGCTCGTTGCGGCGAAGCATGAGATGCCGGAGCGTGACTACGCGCAGGAGTTCGAGGCCAGGTTCCTCCAGCTTGAGGGCGCGGGCGTCTTCAGGGGCGTAACGGCAGTCGCGCGGCTTACCCCGCAGGGGCCCGAGCCACGTCACCAGTACGTGATCGGGGTCGATTGGGGCAGGACGACGGACTTCACGGCCATATGCGTCTTCGATGCAACGCTGAACCAACAGGTGGCGCTCGATCGCTTCGCACAGATCGACTACGAGCTCCAGACTGAGCGGCTGCATCGGTGGGCTGAAGCCTACCGTCCGCTGCTGGTGGTGGCCGAGCAGAACGCGATGGGGCGCCCGCTGGTCGAACGGCTCCAGACCGGCTACGGGCGTGTCCTTCAGGAGCCGCGGAAGGCGCTGCCAGTGTGGGCCTGGGAGGCGACGAACGCCAGCAAGGCGGCGCTGGTGCAGTCGCTCGGCATCGCCATCGAGCGCGGCGACATCACGCTCCTGGACGACGCCGTGCAGACCGGCGAGCTCCTGGCGTACGAGTCGAAGGTGCTGCCATCGGGCATGCTGCGCTACGGCGCTCCGAGCGGGCAACATGACGACACCGTGATTGCCCTTGGGCTGGCCTACCTGGGCGCGCAGCGGGAGGGGGCCGGCCAGCGACGGCGGAGCTACGGGTTCGCGTCGCGATCGCGCTACACGCCAGCGACTATCGTTGCACCGCGGACGCGTGAGGATTGATGTGCTGATGCTGGTCCTGGTCATTGCGCTGGTGGTGGTCTTCGCGGCGGTCGTCTACAACCCGTCGCTGCTGAGCCTGGTCGGGCTATGACGCAGTTCGAGACGACGTTCGAGCAGCCGATCCCGGACGGGCGCGCTGAGGGCGAGATGCTGTGCGAGACGAAGGGCTGCAAAGAGCAGGCAACAACCTGGTGTCCGCTGTGTCAGATGCTGTTGTGCGCGGAGCACGATGAACTCACGCCGCGGAGGATGCATGACTGCCTGGTGGGGCCAGCCGATTCCTGATCTACTGTTGTGGATGCTGATCGCTGGCCTGGTCTTCCTGCTGGTGAGCCTGGTTACGTCGCTCCTGGTTGGGCGCTGGTTCCGCCACATGCGTGACATGGACGAGCGAGACGGTCTGCCGCCGCACTAGCGGCTACACTGGCGCCACTCACGGTGGCTATTGATCGCGAGCGCGAGCCGAAGGCGCCCGACAGTTACTACCTGCTCGATCTGCAAACCGAGCTCGGTGACCTGTACCGGACGCAGGACGAAGACATCGATGAGATGCGCCTGGTGCGCGAGATGCGCGTGCCCGCCATGCAGGGGACGGACCCGTCGTATCAGATGGTCCAGGTCGATCCGCGCGACCCCGACATCACCGAAGAGGCGTTCCAGCAAACGGCCATCCTGACGCTGGAGAGGCCGCGGCTGAGCATCGTCGGCGGCGAGGGCGACACCGCACAGACCGTCGCCAGCAAGCTGGAGCACTGGACCGAGCAGACGCTGTGGCAGTGCGGGACGCGCGAGCCGGGCATGGACACCATGTCGCAGGTGACCGATGCCTGCCTGAACGATGGCGGCGGGTGGGCCAAGCTGCTGTGGGCGTCGGATCTGTGGGGCTCGCGGTACGCGATTGCATCACCCCAATCGGGTGATTCTGCGGATGCCTGGTCGCAGTACGACAAGATGACCGAGGACGCCAAGAAGAAAGCCGGCCCGCCGTTCGTGTGGTCGTACGTCGACCCTCGCAACATTTACCCGCAACGCTCGGGCGGGCGGCTGGACGAAGTGCTCGAAGTCTCCGAGATGACCATGCGTCACGCCTTCAGGAAGTACAGACTCGGGCGTGACAAGTCGGGTGACATCGTGCCCGAAGAGCTCGGGGAGCCGATGAACTACCAGGAGGCGACGCGTTCACCCCTCAACCGCGTGCAATTCCTGGAGCATTGGGACGACACCTTCGTCTCGTACATGATCAGCGGGCGGAACTACAACCAGGAGCGGACGGGCCAGATCGTCAAGCAGTTCCGCCACAAGTACCCCTTTGGTGTGCCCTACGACTACGCGCCCGGGCTCAGCATGAGCTACTGGCGCAATCGGAAGGTCGGGTGGGGCATCGGCAGGACCAAATTGTGGCTGGTCAAGTACCGGCAGTACCTGCGGGCCATGCACGCGCAGTACGTCGCCCGCGATCTGCTGTCGCCGTTGGTGACGTACGGGGACGCGCCAGCCGCCGCGGTCGGCACCGGAGACGGTCTGCCGCGGGAGCAAGAGGATCTCGCTCTTCACCCGGGCGAGATCCTCAACCTGCCTCCAGGCAGGCAGCTTCAGCGCATTCAGTACGCCGACGCCTCGACGCTGGAGAAGCACATGGGGTTGATCGACCAGGCGATCCGTGACCTGGAGTCGCCGCGGGTCACCACCCTGAGTGGCATGGAGGGTGCCGGCTTCGCGATCTCGCAGATCCTGAGCTTTACCAGGACGCGCGTCGGCCCCGTCCGCCACGGTCTGGAGGCGCTACTGAACGGCCAGACCGAGAAGCTGTGGGAGCTCGTCAAAGAGCGTGCGGGCGAGAAGGTGTGGGTCTTCTACGGCGGCGCCGAGGTCGGCTCGCAGAAGGCGGCAACCGAGTTTATCGGTTTCGGTCCGAAGGATTTAGAGCGCCCAATGCACCACAAGTGGGAAGTTCAGGCGCAGCTACCGACCGACGAGATGATCCAGGCGCGCTACGCGCATGAGCGGCTGGCCGCAGGCACCTACGGTCGTGACGAGGCGGTGACGTACCTGGGCGACAACCCCGACGAGATCCGCCGCTCGCGAGCGCGAGACGAGATCCGCGATAGCCCGGCCTACAAGAAGTGGCTGTACGCGAGCATCTTCATGGCCGCGGGCCGCGGCGATCTGCTCCAGAAGGCGCAGGAGGCCGAGCAGCTTGCGCTGGAGGGCCAGCTTGCGGGAGCGGGAGCTCCTGGTTTGCCAGGACCGGGTGGGGCGGCAGGCATACCGCAGCCCGGCGTGTTCGAGGGCGGCGGACCTGGTGTGGGCGCCGTCCCCGACATGGGCGCTCTTGCCGCGGCGCCGAACGGTACGGGTGTGAACCCGCCACCGTACGGCCAGGTGATTGCGGGGGCGCAGGGTGGACCGTAATAGCGACAACCCCGACGAGATCCGTACCCGTCTGGAACGTCTCGAACGGGCCATTCTGCTGCTCGCCACGTACGCTCGCGACCGTGAGGGGCTTCAGACGTTGGAGCAGGCGCTCGAACCCATTCGCCAGCGGCTCGGGCGTGGTTGAGTACATGGTCGCTGGCGCCATCGGTGGCTTGATCGGCTCGATCCTGGGGGTGGTGTTGTTGATCCTGTTCTTGATGTGGCGGACGGACCCGAATGCCCACTCGTAAGACCAGCGAGATCACCAACCTGCAAGGTGAGATCGCGAACGAGATCCGCGGCGATGCGCCAGAGATCGCGGAGATGGTCTTCGGCAAGGCGATCGACATGCCCGACGTCGTCAACGTCTCGAACGAGCGGCTCGATCAGATCTACCGCGAGGCGTACCTCAAGGATGACCGTCAGTGGTTGCAGGGCGAGGCCAAGCGCGACCCTGAGCAGTTCCTGAAGATCGCGGAGCGCATCGGCGTGCAGAAGCCGCCGCCCGCCCCGACGCCGCAGCCAGGGTTCAAGCCGAGCTCCGTGCCGCAGGCCGCGCCGGTCGCACCGCTGGCGCCCGTACCGTTGCCCGCGCCGGTGGCACCGATCGCACCGGTGGCACCGATCGTCTCACCCCCGCTGCCGCAAGCGCCGCCGGTCATCCTGGGGCCGAACGGTCAGCCGCTGCCGCCCGCGGGGTCCGTCGGGGTCTAGCGTGCCAGGCACGCTGCTGCGGGACGACTGGCAGTCCGCGGTCGAGGACGAGCTCAAGAAGCACGCCCGCAACCTTCAACAGGCCGCTCAGCAGGCGCAGCAAGGGGTGCAGAGCGTCTTCCAGGCGCCGCCCCCCGTCCAGGGGCCAGACCTTCAACAGATCCAGCGAGAGCTCCAGGCGCACGCGCAGAGCGTCGCTGAGCCCGTCATCCAGTTCGGCCAGCAGGCGGCGCAACAGGCAACGCAGGCGCAGCAGGGTGTCGTCCAGTTCGGCCAGCAGGCGACGCAGAACGTAGCCGACGTACAGCGCGAGCTCCAGGACTACGTCGGCCAGATACAGTTTGGTCAGCCGCCCGACGTGCCTCAACAGCGGGCGGCGCCCGTCGCTGCTACCGCGGGCGCTCAGCCGCCATCGGACCAAGCGGGACCGATCGTCGCCGGCGCCCCGGTGCAGCTTGGCACTGGTCGAGACGCGTTCATCGCCAGTCTGCAGCCGCTAGCCGCGCGCGTGAGCGCATCGAGCGGCATCGACCCCAACGTGATGATCGCCATCGCGGCCAACGAGACAGGATGGGGCGTCAGCCGTACGGCGAAGGAACAGAACAACCTGTTCAGCATTCAGGGACCGTCGGGGCGGGCTAGCAGATGGGCGACCTACGACTCGCCAGAGCAGAGCTTCCAGGCGTTCGTTGACCTGATCAGCACGGCGCCGCGGTATCGGCAGGCGTGGGCGGTTCGCAACGATCCCGATCGCTTTGTCGATGAGCTTCGTCGCGCGGGCTACGTGGCCGACGAGCCAGGGTTCCCGGCGCAGGGATGGGTCGACCAGGTGAAGGGCATCAACCGCGGCCTGCCACCAGCGCCGAGTGCGACGCTTGGCGAGCGTGTAGGCGGACTTGTCCAGCAGGGCGGTCGCATCGTCCAGCAGGGCGCCGCTCTGCCGCACTCTGAGGAACCCGGGTCAGCGACCGACAACCTGGGCGACAAGTGGAAGACGCAGTTTGGCTTCAAGTCGATCTATACGGGGTCGTATAGGACGGGCACGCCGCACCGCGGCATCGACATCGTGCCGCAGAAGGGTGGTATCGGCACGCCGATCGAGGCGTTCCACCCGGGCACGGTCACGCTGATCCAGCGCGACACCGGCGGCGCTGGTGGCCTGATGGTGTACGTCAAGGATGCCGAGGGGCTGACGCACGCGTACATGCATCTCCAGAAGACCAGGGACGGGCTGAAGGTCGGAGACGTCATTAATCGCGGCGACTACCTCGCCAACATGGGCGAGTCGGGCACCGAAGGCTCACCGCACCTGCACTACGAGGTCCGCCGCGGGCTGAGCGGCGATCCCCTGGATCAGTTGATCGATCCGCGCCCGTTCATGATCGGTCGACCAGGCGTACCTACTGCACGCGCTGCCGTAGGCAGTACGGATCAACAGGCCGCGACGGTCGGTCCGCCGACGCCGATCGACGTACCGCGGCCCGCGGCGAAGCCACCGCTGATCGCAGACTCGATGCAGCCCACGGTTTTCGGGGAGGCGGGCCGCGATCGACCGGCGTTCCAGGTGGTGCAGGACGTCGCCGGCGAAGCGCGTCGGGCCGCGCAGGAAGCCGCGGAGCGGGTCATTCAGCAGGCGCAGGACGTCGGGCGGCAGATCGGCCCGAACCTGGGCTTCGATGACGAAGAGCTCCGCCGACGGCAGCAGGCGCTCAATACGAACCCGGCGCTGTTGCAGCGGGCAGCGGAGCAGGAAGCCAAGTTCGGTCCGCCTGAGACGCGCGTGGCGCCCGGGCTACCGCAGGTGGCTGGCGCCATCCTGGGCGGGGCGGGTTCACCGACGACGCCAGGTCCGCTGACGGGGACGCAGGCCGAGGTCCGCGAGCGCATCAACCAGGAGATCGAGCAGCACCCGGCCTTCCAGAACTGGCCGGTGCCGGTCGCCGCAGGCGTGGGTATCGAAGCGACCAAGATGCTGCTGGACCCGATGACGTACATGACCTGGGGTCGGTTGCTGCGCGGTGGCGCCGCTGTAGGCCGCGCGGTGACATCGGGGACGGGCAGCGAGCTCCTGGGCAAGCTGACCGCGTCGGGCATCGCTAACGGTTTGCAGAACGCTATGTACGAGATCCAGAAGCCGCACCCCGATCCGTTCGAGGTCGGGCTCCAGTTCGCGACTGGCGCGATCGGTGGACCGGCGATCGAGCTCGGCGCACCCGCGCTGGCCCGCGCAGGGCGGCGCATCCTCCAGGATGCCGAGCCGCTCCTTCGCGCGCGTCAGCGTGGCGAGCTCGATCTCGGCTTGATCACCAGCGGCCAGCCGACACCGCGTACCGCGGCAACGGCGCCTACGGCGCCCGACGTCCTGCACGGTCAGGCTGTGCCGCGCCCGGGCTACGAGCCAGGTACGCCAGAGGCCAGCGTCGAAGACTTCCTGGCGACTGCCGCACGCGCGCAGGGGACGCCGCGACCGACGATGACCGGCGCCGACATCGCGGCGCAGCCGGGCATGGCCGGCACGCTGTCGCGTGGGCTGGACGAGGTCCGCCACGCGATCGAGGTCGGCCTGCCCGCGGCGCGCTGGTATCAGGAGATGGTCGCGCAGATCAAGGCGGATACCGGCCAGGACATCAATCCGCGCGAGGCCGCGGTGCTGATGGGCGCCTTCGGCGGCAACGCCGGTGTCCCGCCCAACTACCACGCCATGCTGAGCGTGTTCGACGCCATGCGCCGCGCCAATCCCGACCTGACGGGCCTGGAGAACCTGACCCAGGACCAGGTGCTGGCGACGCAGGCGTTCAAGGACGTGCAGGCACTGGTGCGCGGCGACAAGGCGTACGCCGACGACGAAATGCTCGCCAGGGTGATGCGCGGTTACCGAACGGGCGAGATTCCCGTTCCGAGCGGAGCAAAGCTGTCCAGCTACACCCAGGATTTCCTGGCGGCGCTGAACGAGGCGTACGCGCCGTACTCGACGCAGGACGTGTGGCAGGGGCGCCTGTTCGGTGCGCGGCCCGACGTGACCGGTGGGAAGCCAGTCCCTGACGTGTCGCAGAACGACAAGGCGTACCGCACCATGCACGCGCTGACGAATTGGGTCGCGCGTGAGATGCATCTGTCGCCTGATCAGGCGCAGGCCGCGGGCTGGACGGTCTTCCGCGCACTGTGGAACGACCCGGTCATCGGTCCCGAGCTCCGCTTCAACCGCGTCTCGCTGAGCGACGCGATCAAGCAGGGGCAGCGGTCGGGTGTCCTGGACCCGCAGAAGATGCGGACGGGTGGTCTGGCAGAGGTCACTGCGCCGCGCGGCAGCGGTAACGCCTGGGTCGACAAGATCCACGATGTTCGCGATCGCATCCGCGCCGACGGTAGCTACAACACGCCGCCGCCAGCCTCCGCGACGGCGGTCAACGAATGGGGGCTGTACCACCCGTCGATCCAGTCGGCAGCGCAGCAGCGAGCTCGGCTCGATCCGAGCGGCTTTCAGTACGGCACGGTCAGCGGGCCGAAGACGGGTATCGCGCGACCGGTCGGCAACGTCCCGGCGGCAGGGCTCCGCGAGCTCGCGTTAGGCGACCAGCCGGTCCTGCGCGTGCCGAGGGGTACTGTGGATGTCGATCCAGCGACGGGCAAGATCCCCTGGCTGGTGCCCGAGCACACGGTGCAGCAGGTGGGCGGGAATACCTACGTCAGCGTGGTCGGTGTGGGGGACGATGCGGCGCAGGTGATCGGGCGCCGTCTCGGCGCAGATCGCTTCAACCACGCCGAGCCGAATGGGCCGAAGGTTGGCGGTTTCGGCATCAAGGGCGTCGTTGCGGAGCAGCGTGACGCCGTCGTTCAGGCGCTGGCGTCGCGTGGTCTACCCGTCCTGACTGCGGGTGACACGATCCGCGTGCCGATCATCGAAGGCAGTGGACGGTCGGTCAAGCAGGCGGTCGACCAGGCGCTGATCGAAGCGGGGGTGACGGGGGTTGTCCCGGACGCCTACGCTGGAGCGACACATGCCGTTAGATCCGCAGGAACAGGCACTGTTGGACGAGCTCGGGGTCAAGCTGCTGCCGCCGGACGACCCGATCTACCAGCAGGGGACCGTGTTCGTGCTGCCGTCTTCCGAGACGAGCCCCTCCCCGGAGGCCGAGCCGAGCCCCCAGGCACCGGGCTTCGTCGCTCCGAGCGTGGTGAGGCCGACCCAGGATTCGCGCTCGATCTCGGCGGAGCCGTTGCCGGCGGATACGCAGGCTACGCAGCTACCCCCGAGGACGCCGATTGGTCCGAGCGAGCCCGCAACGTCGGCATCGGAGCCACCACCGGCCTACTAGGCACACGGACCCTGCGGGGTGGCGGAGGCCGCTTAGCTGCCGCCGCGGCGGATATTCGGCTCCCGCGCGTACCTGAAGGCTTCCGAGCTCCTGACCGTACTGAGGGCCTGCTCCAGGCGACGACTGGTCCGCGACCGCCGGGCCCACCGCGCGAACCGCGCAGGCTCGGAGAGGTTCACTCGAATAACTACCTGCTGAACGAGGCCGGGCCCGACGACGTCGCCATGACCGACGACGAGCTCATGGCGCACTACGACACGCTCGAACAGCGGCTCGAAGACGTCAAGGCGCGTAGTGACGCAATCGATGAGTCGCTGCGGAACCCCACGGAGAAGGTGTATCGACCGTCCTGGGCGGCGGGCTACACCAACGAGGCGCTGATCGAGATCGCACGCCGCAACGGCGCCAGTGCCTACGACGAGGCGTGGGACCAGGCGATCGGGTTCGATCCTGGCTCGGGCGAGGTCAAGTACGGCGTCGGGGAGAGCGGCCTGCGAGGGACGGGACGTAAGCAGCAATCTCCGACCGAGCTCCGCGCCGAGCTCCGCGCGTTGCAGCAGGAAGAGGCCGACCTGATGGCCGCGGCGGACCAGCTTGGCTCCGCCCCCGCGGGCGTGCGCTACACGCGCCGTCCGATTGCCGGCGAAGGGCTGGCAGGTGAGGATCTGCCATTTGACGCGGGGAGTCAGGAGGCGAGTCCGAACGGACCGTTCGCGACGGAGGCCGGTGGTCCGTCGGGCGTCCTGGCGGACGACATCGTCACCAAGAACGGCACCAGCAAGCGCCCGAGCGGACTGCGGAATCTGTGGGGTGAGCCCGGCCAGGTAGTCGGTACGACCGAAGGTCGCATAGGCCGCGCCGTCGCAGACGCCGAGGCGGCGAGCAGTGGTCCGCCGAGTGAGGCGACGCTGCGGGCCATGCCGAACCTGGACGCGCTGCTGAAGGAAGAAGTACCCGACGAGATACGCGTGCAGATCCAGCGCGCGGTCGAGGACAACCCCGAGCTTTTCGAGGCGTACAACCAGGGGCGCATTAGCCATGCTTCGCTGACCGACGACCTGGCGCGGAAGGTCGGCATGTCGACCAAGGACTGGCTCGCCACCAAGGTCGGCCAGGGCTTCAGCACGCCTGAGCTCGTTGCGCTGCAAGCAGCCGCCGTCGACGCGCAGCACGGCATCTACGACATGGGTCGTGAGATCCTGGCTCGCCAGGGCGGCGTCGACGGGTTGAGTCCCGAAGAGGTCGCGTTCGCGCTGCGGAACCTGTTCGATACGAACGGCCTGCTGGCAGTCGCCCGCGGCGCTCGCAGCACTCAGGGGCGAAGCCTGAATGCGCTGAAGCAGCGGTTCGACCGCACGCTGGCACGCGGCATCACCGGCGCCAACGAGAAGCGCGCTGCTGACAAGGCCGCGGCGCAAGCCCGCCGAGGGGCGACGAAGGCAACGCAGTTGCTCAACAAGGGCCGCGACCTGGAGCAGGAAGCGGCGCAGGCCGTCGGCAAGGCCAAAGAGGCGGGACTGCCCAGGAACATCTGGCAGCAGATCGAAGAGGCGTACGCCGAGCTCGATCGCTACAACGCCATGTCGCTGCATGAAAAGGGTGACGAGTTCGCGCGGCTCGCCAAAGAGCGAGCAGATCGCGCTGCCGCGCGCAAGGCCAAGGTGCGCGAGGCTCCGCAGGAGCTTCTGAGTGCTTTACGCGCCGAGCTCGCTGCCGAGCAGAAGATCTTTGCCGGTCGGAAGAACACCTGGGAGACGATGGCGTTTTGGGACTCGAAGGCGGCGGAGATCGCGGCTGAGAAGCGCCGCGCCTTCAGGGGCGGGCTGTACCTGGAGCAGGCGCGGAAGTCGGCCAACCTGGCGGCGAAGAACGAGGATACGCGAGCAGCGCAGGCGTGGGAGGAAGCCTCACGGCGTCAGGGCAAGATGACGCAGCGGGCGACCACGCTGCTGGAGTCGATCGGTGGCGAGGCGCCGTCCAAAGAGCTCCTGAAGTCGTTCGTACAGGCGATCGCGTCGCCCGATCCGATGGTCGCGGCCAAGTTCATGAAGGGGCTGCATCCGCAGCGCAGTGGCTTCGCCAACTTCGTGGAGGTCGCGCGCAACTCGAACATCATGCGCTTGGCAGGCATGCTGTCCGCGACCGCGACGCACATCATCAACATGGGCGGCAGCATCGTCCAGGTGCCGCTCGAAGTCGGTACGCACGCGCTGACGGTGGGTATCGACATCCCACGCGCAGCCATCACCGGCGGCGAGCGACAAGCCTATGCAGCCGAGCTCGGGCCGATGCTGCGCGGCTGGTGGGACAACGCGCCGGACGCCAACGGCAAACGCTTCGGCATGGCGTCGGCGCTGCCCGACATGCTGCGTATCCTGCGCGGCGACGTGAAGGGCGCGCTCCAGGACTACGGCCAGAGCGACGTCGCGCAGATGCTGAAGACGGGCATCTCGCCGTCGAACGTGGCAGACCTGAGCACGATCCGACCGGGCTTCCGATCGAGCGATCTGCCAGTGATCGGCTACCCGCTCGGCAAGCTGCCAGGCAACGTTGCGGAGCGGGTCATCGATCCCACGATCGAGATGCCGCTGCGGGCGCTGCAAGCGGAAGACCTGGCGTTCCGCGGCGCGGCAATGGGCATGCACGCGCAGCGCGTCGCCATTCGTCAGGCGACCCGCGAAGGCTTCCGCGGCGCCCGCCGTACGGGCCGCGCGAACAACATCGTCGCCAATCTCGAGGAATACCCCGAGCTCTACCAGGAAGTGGCTGAAGCGGCGGCGCGCATGATCTTCCAGGAGCGGCGGACCGTGCCTGGCATGTCGAACGTGCGCCTGCCTGGCACCGCGGGCGAGGCGGGCGGCGTGCTGGTCAGTCAGGTCATTCCGTTCCGCAAGACGCCAGTCAACATCACCGCGCAGGGGCTCGGGCTGTCGCCGTTCGGCGCTGCGGGCGTCCTGGAGGCCGTCGGTGAACGCGCCGGTATCAAGGCCAAGGTCGCCAGCGGGGAGCTTCCAGCCTCACGGCTCGGCAAGCAGACGCTGCTGGCGCAGGAGCGTGCGTCGCGAGCGGTCATCGGCTCGGCCATCCTGGGTACGGCGTACCTGTGGGGGACGCAGCAGGACGAGCAGGGCAAGCCGAAGGGCACGCTGACGGCGATGTACGACGAGGACGAGGCGTCAACCTACCCGCAGGGCTGGCGCGCGTGGTCGATGCGCCAGGAGAACCCGGCCAACGGCGAGATCGTGTACGTGCCGCTCCAGAATTTCGGCGCCGCGGGCGTGCCGATGGCAATGGCCGCGATCCTGGCCGACGCGTCGCGGCGCGGTAAGACGGTCGTCTCGGACGAAAAGGAGATGGGTCGCGCGATCGCCGGCATCGGGCGCTATGCGCTGGACACGCCGTTCCTGCAAGGTCTGTCTGATGCCGTCGAGCTCTTCCACGATCCAGGGCGTGCAGGCACCAAGTTCGTGGAGGGGCTGGTCGGCAGCTACGGCCCGTACTCGGGCATGGGTCGCCAGATCCAGCGCGCCTATGGCGTTGCGAGCAGAAACCCGCGCGAAGGCTGGCTGATGATGCTGGACGCGCTCGAAGCGAACTACCCGGGCCTGAGCGGCAACGTGCCCGAGGCGACGACGGCGCTAGGCGAGCCGCGCACGCCAGGTGCGACCGGCTTCGGCGCACTGGTCGGTCGTTACGACATCGAGCGCGACACGCCAACGCTTGAGGCGCTGCGGCTGGCTGACGTCAACGTACCGCGCGAGACGCGCGTCCTGTCGACCGGTGGCGGCTACGGCGTGGAGCTCACCGAGGCGGAACGCGACACG